CATCTGTACCTCGCTGTTTTTTCAGCAATCGACTTAGGCTGTTTTACAAACTGCTTACCTGCTTTTTTACCTGCGCGTTTTGCGCGGGTCGTTGCCGCATATTCTGCCGGAGTTAACGCCTTGATAGCCGCTTCAGGAAGATAGCGCTCACCTGTCTTGCTGGACGGCTTACCGCTCTTGGTGCGCCACTTCTGGTCGCCCCAATCCTTCAATGATTGCTGCGGCGCTTTCACCTCATCTTCTCTTTAATCGCTGCCCTGACTTAGCCGGGACTTTTGCAGTTTTAATCGACTTACTCGCAGAAACCGGTTTATTTCCTTTGGTTACAGGCTTTTTAGCCATACCACCTTTTGCATATTTATCAGCGGCTCTGTAACGGTTACGTTCTCTTTCGCTTGTCAAATCAGATTCTCTACCAGCACGCTGTACTTTTTTAATTGCCTCTTCATCGGCCCTAGACAACCGTCTAGATATTTCTTGACTGGTGGGATCGGATTTACTCTTGTAACTTTCATAAGCAGAACGCATACCCTCAAGATCTCTATCAAAAGCTTCTTTTGCCCCTCTAGCCTTATCTTCACGGGTTGCCGATTTCTCGTCAATAATTACCGCGCCTTTTTTGTTTAAGGGTACATAGCCTTCGTAACTTGAAGACCCGCCCTCACTAAATTTTCTTACTTTCCTAATCACGATAACCTCCACCGGCTTGTTTATACTTTTTAGCTACTAACTGTGCCTTCCTCGCGGACCATTTTCCAGCGCCTGTGCCATGCGTTGCAGCGGCCTTGACCTGGGCCACAATCTTCTTGCGAAGCCCAGGCTTGGTGTAGTTTCCTGCTGCATTGACCCCGGATTTAGTGGCCATCCTCATTGTCCTTTTTTGGCGAGGGCATCAATCTTTGCTTCAAGCCTTTCAAAGCCTGCGTCAAAGCGTTCCATAATCTTTTCAAGGTCTTGCCTAACTTCTGCACGAGTGATGTGATCACGAGCGATTTCCTCCCTCGTTTTGTTTAGTAGGATCTGGATGCGCTGCTGTTCATCATGGGAGTTTTTGAGCATAAACATCACCAACCCCACCAAAAACGAAGTAATCAGATTCCACAAAATAATCGGGTCCATTTAACACTTCCATCTGCGTCGAGCCTGCCGTATACGGCTGTTTGGGTCTTTAGCTGCTTCAGGAAACTGCTTCATTTGGCCCGCTGAACGAGCACAAAATGACTTCCTGCGCGCAGCATCCTTGGGTCCTGGGTTGTCCGAGGTCACCGCTGTCTTAAGCTTGCTTCCAGGGTTGGCACGGCGATAGGCTTCGACGCCCTTTTGCGTCATGCCTGCGCCTTGCTTGGTCGGTCGAAAATTACCACTCTTGACCGACGTCGCAATGCCCATGCCCTTGGACTTAGCCATTAGGCAGGGGCTCCACCCTGGAAAAGCAACGTGACGCTTGTGACATTGACATCGGCAACGTCAATAAAGACGCCTTCATCAAATAAGATGCCCATGTCCGGGATGATGATGTCACTGGCTCCCGCAGCAGCAGGAGTGTTGATGGTTACCAACGCCGTTCCCGAGGAAGTGCTGCCATTCTTCAAAGAAAACGACGACCCCGTACCGGTATTAGTGAAGTACACCCCCACCACCCGCGTGCGCCCCGCAATTGCGTGGGCGTCGGCAGTCTTGGTGACTGCCTGGATATTACTACTGCTCATTCCGTGGCCTCACTGGTAAGAACAAGGGGCCTAAGCCCCCGTTAAATTACGAAGCGTCTTGGAAGTCGCCACCTGTGTTATCCGTAACCGCATCGACCGAGTTAGCGATCTTGATAAGGTCGCCAGCAGCACCGTAATCAGTGATGTTGTTACGTACACAGTTGTTGAACAATACCACGCCGTTTTGGGCGGCGTTGCCTGTTGCAGCAACCGTCATCGTGGTCTCACCGCTAATGTTTTGCGCATTGATCATGACGCAATTCTGGAACAAGGCCCATCGGTTAAGCGATGAAGTAGCATTTGCGTCAACTGCCAGCACGCCTGCATTGGTCGCATAAATTGGGAAAAGGCAACCATTGAACGTATTGCGCGCAGTTTCTGAACGAAGGCGCACGTTTGCATTGGCCACGGTACGAGGAACGCTGTCAACACCAAAGGTGCATGACTCAAACAGATGCTCGCCGCCTCCCGTAAGCAACAAGCAAGCACTGCCTGTTTCATCCGCAGAATAAGTCGCATTGCCCATGCCTGCAAAATGCACGTTGCTGTAGTAGTTACGCTCGCCCTTGTCTTCCCAGGCAACCACTGCGGTAGATTCGGCAAACCCTTCAAAGATTTGAATGTTTGCAAACATGCATCCGTCGCCCGTCACTTCGACCATCGGTGTAAAGGCTGTTGCAGGAGCAGATGCGGCATGCGAGATGCGTGCGCGTTGGGAGATATTGACTGGAGAGCAGATGCCCACGAGGTGGGTGGCGTCCTTGTTCCACTCCAGTTTCGCGGTCAAACGTGCAGTGCCTGTTGCTTGGCCATTGCCAATCAAAAACACAACATCATTCTTGCCTGAAGAGCACTTGGCAAGTGCTGCGGTCAGGGTTTTAAGTGCTTGCGCAGGGCTTAATCCGGTGTTTCCGTCAGCGCCTGTGGCAGGGTTTACGTAGTAATAGGTGCCGGTGAAGGGAACCAGTCCACCAAATGCAGGGCCGATAAAGCCGCCTGGGGATACAACTGGTCCAGAAAACGTGGTCTGACCCATGATAATCCTTACATGCTTGTGAGTGCATTAGTCTGCATGTGCGTCAGCCGGGACTGTCTAATGCACCGAGTTAACCCCGGAATACAGACACTATAGCCCATAAAAAGCAAAATAAAAAGGGGCCCGAAGGCCCCTTCTTTGCACAAGCCTAAATTAAGCTGCGCCAGGGCTTCCGAAGATGCCGCGAGGATCGCTGAATCCGAACGAGTACCGCTCGCGCGCTTTGTACCTTACGTTGCCGGTATCAAAGTCGCCCTCAAAACCAGTACGCATTGCTACGCGTTCAAACATCTTCATGCCGTTAGGTGCATCCGTTTTGATGAAGAATGCCTCTGGGTCGGTCAGGAAGTGGTTGACCACATAGCCCTGGGGAATCATGCCCATGTTCTTGATGGCATTGATGTCGTTGTCTGCCGTTCCAACACGCAGCGTGGACTTCATGATGCGATCAGCGGTAAACATGAGCTCTTTCGGGAGGATCAACTTCAGACCCTGAACAGCGATCTTCAAGCCACGTTCATCGGTGAACGCTGCAATGTCGATCAAGGACTGCTCAAGCGAGGTTTCCGAAAGGTCAGCAGGCGTGGTGAGCTCGTTAGCTAGATCAGGACCACCCAAAGTCGGGTGATCCAGTGCGCACAAAGGCTTGCCGTCGCCACCGGTAGAGGTGGTGAAAGCGCCGTTGAGCACAGCAGCAGCTTTGATCTGCTTGGTTTGCGCCATGGAGCGAGCCAAAGCCTTGGTGTAACGCGCTGCCAGACGGTCGTAGAGGTTGTCCTCAACGGCTTCTTCAGTCAGCGAGAAGGCCAAAGCAATGGTTTCGTGGGTGTAGCGAGCGGTGTAAACCTCTTGCGCGTTGTCATAAGCGACACCAGCGCCTTCAGTCTTGACCGGAGCCTCACCAAACCCGGATTCCATGACTTCCTCTTCGAACGCACGATCAGAAGACTCGACAGCATAAATCTGCAAGTGTTCGTTTTCGTAGTTCCTATATTCCAGGCCAAAAAGAGCATTGAGTCCAGGCTCAAGCTCTTTAGTCAGTTGGGCACGTGAAATTGCCATGATTAAGCTCCTTGTCCAGCAACACCAGCACTGCCGTACAGGTGCTCGTTAATTTTCACAACAACCACAGCATTCGTACCAAAGGCGTTGCCTGGAACATCCCAGAGACCAACAATCTTAAGATTCAAGGCTGCGGTTTTTGCAATGGTCGAAGAATCGAGTTCCATGGTGGAAACACCTGTGATGGTGCTACCGCCGGTCCCCACAACATCAGCATTTTTGCCGATATCGGTCTGTGCAACGGACTCATCAACCTGGATGATGAAGAGTTGACTTGGGTCGTCAATTACATCAGCCGTGATCGTGCCTTCGGTAATGTTGATCGAACCAGGATAAAAGTTCTTAAAAGTTGGCTTGCCTGAGGATGGGTCAATGTAGTTACAACCATTGAACACGCCAACCGCTGCGGTGTGAGTTGCCGGAGCAAACTTCACCAGATAACCGTCATAAACGGTAACCAAGTCACCTTGAAAAATTGCGCCTGCTTGGTTATCTTCAATTTCATAGCCAAATTGCTTTTGAGCACCCGTGGCCGACAGATTACCAAGCGGACGCAGACCAAAGGGCTTATCTACGTTAGCCATTTGTCGTTCCTTTTAAAAAGATTTAAGTTTCAGCCGTTGGACGGCTGCCAAACGTCGTGCGTGAGCGCCGTTCAGGACTGTTGATTCGCATCGAGTCATGCGCATTGGATTTCAACAGTTCATTGTCGATCGCTCGTTGTTGATCACGTGCTCGGCCCTGGTAATACGCGTTGCGTTCCTGAGCGGTCTCTTCGGGGATACGGGCGAGCACTAAAGCGCCTACGCCGATCACACCTGCATGTCTGCCGTCGTCAATCGATGCGGAAGCAAAATCGGGGTACTCCTCAGCCCGCACGAGTTCATAGCCCTCGCGCAGTTTTGCTGTGATGTTCATCCGATCATCAAATCCCATCGTCTCGCGACGAAGCCAGCGGTGCTTGTACCCTTCCGGTGCCGGAGGAGCGTCCAATTTAGAAGGAGGGGCCCAGGGCTTGCGGCGCGCAGTCTTCTCACGAGTGATTGCAGCTCGTGATTCACGGCGTAGTTTCGGCAACGCGGTTGCAGAAACGTCGGTGGTTTGCTCATGTTCCATGGTTTATTCCTTCACGTACTTTGCGTATTCCTCAAGCGGAACACCTAGTTTCTTGGCGATTGCGACCTGACTCGGGGTCAGTTTCACAATGCGGCGTGCGCTTTGGTTCACGCCTGAAGAGCGTGATGCAGGGGCAACTGTCTGCACGGGACGGTTGGCTGAACGATTCATACTATCAGAACGAAACTTATGTGGGAAGGCGTCTTTGATGCGGCGATCCAACTCTTCGTAGTAATCATCGCCTCGCGGATCAAAACCTTCTTGCGATACAAGCTGAATATGGATGCCCCGGACTGCTGCGGTCATGGCCACATCCCTGCCAAACCACTCATTCTTCTCGGCCCATTCTTCCGCGCGAGGATCGGGTTGAGGCGGCTGAGGACGTGCTGCTTGTTGTTGCTGATAGGCTTGTTGCTGTTGAATTTGAGCAGCACGTTGTTGTTCATAAGCCTGACGCTGCACGGCTTCATCTTGCAAACGACGCTGATCCACAAGAATGGCCGTTAACCGCTCGTTGGCTTCCGTCTCGGTGTCAAGGTCGCCTTCTTCACGGGCCTTCTTTACAATCTGCTTGAGTGCCAGGA